ATTCAGCATTTGAAGATATTCAGGACAATGTAAGGATTGAAAGTGAATCTGATTCAATCATTGATTTTACGGAATCAAACCCATTTGGTGAAGCATAATGTTAGGTAATTCTCATTTTTATAATCGCACAATACGAAAAGTCATTGTAGCTTTTGGTACAATGTTTAATGACATTGTTTTAAAAAGATATACAGCTGATGGTAGTGCATCAAAAGAATCTTGGAAAGTTCCATTATCTTATGGTGCAAAAGAAAAATATATTACACTAATTACATCCAATCCAGATTTTACCAAATCAGTTCAAACTGTTGTGCCTCGTATATCATTTGATTTAACAGGTATGGACTATGATGCAAGTCGAAAACAATTATCAACATTACAAAACTTTTCTGCTAATACAAATACTGCAATTAAAACACAATATGTTCCAATACCATATAACTTTGAATTTTCTTTATCTATTTTTGTAAGAAACCAAGAAGATGGCACTCAAATATTAGAACAAATATTACCATTCTTTACACCTGATTTTAATGTAACTGTTGATTTTGTTCCAACAATGGACCAACATTATGATATGCCTGTTATATTAAATTCAGTAACACCAAGTGTAGAATATGAAGGTGATGGTTCTTCAACAAGATTGATTGTTTGGGATTTAAACTTTACTGCAAAAGGCTACATATGGCCTCCAGTCAAAGAAGGTAAATATATTCGCCAAGCAAATACCAATCTGTATATTGAGACCGCTAGTAGAACATCACAAAAAGTTTATGTTGATTATACAAACGGTTCTGGATATTTTGATGATGAAGAAACCATATTTGTAACAACAACGACAACGGGTGAAAGTAGAGATATTACCGGAGACTTAGCATACTTTAGTAATTCAAACACCGGTATTGTTGTGGTGAATAATCTAAATAGTTTATTAAAAGCGAATGATATCATTGTGGGTGCATCATCAAATGCAAGCTACAATGTGTCAAGTGTTGATAGTGAGCCGTTAAAAACGGTTATTATTATAACAACACCGGATCCAACATCTGCTAATGCAAACGATGACTTTGGATTCAGTGAAACAATTACAGAATGGCCATTTACATAATGAGTAAAACAGAAGAAAAATTATCAGAAGTATTTAATGTAGAGAACGATAAAGAAGAAGTATTAGAAACTTTACCTGTTGTTGAAGAAAAAAAAGAAATCGTTCCTGTCGAAGATGTTGCGGAACAAGATACAGAATTTGCTCGTGGTAACATAAAGAATCTTATAACAAAGGGTAATGTAGCTTTAGATAATCTTTTACAAGTAGCAAGAGAATCTGAACACCCACGAGCGTATGAAGTAGCTGCAACAATGATTAAAAATCTTGCAGATTCTAACAAAGATTTGCTTAATATACAAAAAACCCGTAAAGATTTAACACAAGATAACAATAATAGTGTAGGAAATACAAAAAATATGAACATCGACAAGGCTGTTTTTGTAGGATCTACAACAGAACTTGTTAAATTTTTGAAGAATAAACAGGAAGAATAAATATTATTATGGAAACTTTAATTAATTTACTTAAAAAAGTATTAGCAGATACATTTACATTCTATCTTAAGTCACATAATTTTCATTGGAATGTAGAAGGCTCTAATTTTCCACAATACCATGAATTCTATGGTAATGTGTATGAAGATTTACATGGTGCTGTTGATGTTATTGCTGAACAAATACGAGCATTAGATGCTTATGCACCAGGTACAATGGCTGAGTTTTTAGATATGACTGAAATAGAAGAACAGCCTGAAAGATTAGATGGTGTTGCTATGGCTAATGAATTAGCTGGTGATAATGACAAGGTAATCAAAACATTAGAATTGTGTGATAAACTTGCAAACCAATTTGAACAGATTGGTCTTTCAAACTTTTTACAAGATAGAATAGACAAACATAAAAAACTAGGTTGGATGCTTCGTAGTATCTCAAAATAAGATATGGAAGGCTATCTTGGAAATGACCGGCTCAAAAGAGTTGGCGTTGAAATAACATATACAGCTGAACAAGTAGAAGAAATAATTAAATGTCAGCATGACCCCGTATATTTTATTAAAAACTATGTTCAAATTGTTAATGTGGATAAAGGTTTGATACCTTTTGATATGTGGCCGTTTCAAGAGGAAATGGTCAAATCATTCCACGAAAATAGATTTAATATTGCTAAAATGCCACGACAGTGTGGTAAAACAACAACATCGGTGGGTTATATGCTTTGGTGTGTGTTGTTTAATGAAGAATACACGGTTGGTATTCTTGCCAACAAAGGTGCATTAGCAAGAGAAATTTTAGGTCGATTACAAAAGGCCTATGAGTATTTGCCTTTATGGTTACAACAAGGTATTGTAATTTGGAATAAAGGTAACATAGAACTAGAAAATGGTTCTAAAGTATTTGCGTATGCAACATCCGCTTCAGGTGTTCGAGGTGGTTCATACAATTTGATATTTTTGGATGAGTTTGCTTTCGTTCAACACAATATGGCGTTGGACTTTTTTCAATCAACATATCCTGTTATATCATCTGGTCAAACCACTAAAGTTATTATTGTATCAACACCAAACGGATTAAATTTATTTTATAAAATGTGGGTTGATGCGGAAGAAGGTCGCTCACTTTACAAACCACTTGAGATTCTTTGGTCTGATGTACCAGGTAGAGATGAAAAGTGGAAAGAAGAAACCATACGAAATACAAGTGAAGAACAGTTTCGTGTTGAGTTTGAAACAGAATTTGTAGGTTCTTCTGCTACACTCATCTCTGGAGTGAAGTTAAGAAGTTTAGCGTTTAGAAATCCAGTTCGAACTGATGAAGGACTGGATATCTATGAAGAACCCCAAAAAGGTCATCTGTATATAGCGTCTGTTGATTGTGCTGAAGGTGTCAATTTAGATTATTCAGCCATAAATGTGGTCGATGTCACAGAAACGCCATACAGACAGGTGGCTAAATATCGTAGTAATCAATTACCGTTGATGTTTTTCCCAACGATAATCTATAAAATAGGTACAATGTATAACGAGGCGTATGCTTTAATTGAAACAAATAACATTGGCCAACAGGTAGTTGATACTTTACATTATGATTTAGAGTATGAAAACATTTATAAGTTAGACCATCACCATATAAAAGGCCAAACAATATCTGGTGGTTTTAAAAGAAACTCAAACTTTGGTATTAAAACAACAAAGTCGGTTAAAAAAATAGGGTGTGCTAACTTAAAAACATTAGTGGAAAATGATAAACTTATCATCAATGATTTTGATACGATTGCTGAGTTAAATACATTCACAAGATTTAGAGATAGTTACGAAGCGGAAGAAGGCAATCATGACGATTTAGTAATGGGTTTAGTTTTATTTGGTTGGCTAACTGCACAACAAATGTTCAAAGATGAAACAGATGTTGATGTAAGAAAACAACTACTCAAAGAACAGAATATGTTAATTGATGAAGAACTAACACCCGTTGGAGTTTTTGATGATGGTCGGAAAGAAGAGGTTGAGATTGATTCGGGAGATATGTGGTCAAACAGTGGGTTGTCTGATAGGTATCCACCCTCAACTTTCTAAAAAACTAAATAGAGTATAATTATTAAAAAAATTCGACCCATTTATTAAAGGAGTAATCCAATGGCATTTCAGCTCTCACCGGGTGTAAATGTATCAGAAATTGACCTGACTACAATTGTACCTTCCGTTGCCACTTCGATTGGCGCTTTTGCTGGAAAATTTGAGTGGGGTCCAGTTAATGAAATCGTAACGGTTTCAGATGAAGTTAGACTTGTTGAAGCGTTTGGCAAGCCTAATACCGATAACTATGAATACTGGTTCTCTGCTGCTAGTTTTTTAGCATATTCGAACAACTTAAAGGTTGTCCGTGCTTATGGTGCAACAACATACACCGCAACAGCAAACGGATCACCAAATGTATTAATTAAAAATGATGACGACTATGAAGATAACTGGTCTAGCGGTGCAAATACCTATGGTACCTTTGCTGCTAGATATCCAGGCGCAAAAGGTAACTCATTAAAAGTTTCTATTGCAGATGGTAATTCTTATTCTGGTTGGGCATATGAATCACAATTTAACGATACGCCTTCAACATCAACTTATGTTTCTAATGCTGGTGGTTCTCATGATGAACTCCATGTTATTGTTGTTGATGAAGATGGCCTGTTTTCAGGAACACAAGGCACAGTATTAGAAAAATTTGCATTTGTTTCTAAAGCATCTGATGCTAAAGATGACGGTGGTAACACAAATTATTATAAAGATGTAATTTCTAACCGTTCAAAATATATTCACTGGATGTCACATCACGCAAATGGCACCAATTGGGGCACAACAGCTTCAAACAAAACATTTGCTAATCTATCATCAAATGTAACAGTTTCACTTTCAGCTGGTGCAGATGGCACAATCTCTACCGCTAATGTTGTTACAGCATACGATAAATTTGATAACGCAGATGCTGTTGATATCAATCTTATCATTTCTGGTCCTGCTGATGCTACTGTGGCTGCTGATTTGATTACAATGGCAGAAACAAGAAAAGATGCGGTTGCTTTCTTATCACCAGAAAAAGCAGATGTTGTTGATAACGCTGGTTCAGAAACAACAGATGTTAAAGCATACAGAGCTTCTTTAACTTCATCATCATATGCAGTTATTGATTCTAACTGGAAGTATATGTATGATAAGTATAATGATGTATATCGTTGGGTACCATGTAACGGTGATATTGCAGGTTTAGCTGCTAGAACAGACCTCGAAAGAGACCCATGGTTCTCACCCGCTGGTCCAAACAGAGGCATTATGAGAAATGTTCTCAAACTTGCATGGAATCCTACAAAAGCAAATAGAGATGACCTCTATCTTAAAGGTATTAATCCGGTTGTAACATTCCAAGGCGAAGGTACACAGTTGTTTGGTGACAAAACTATGTTATCAAAACCAAGTGCGTTTGATAGAATTAATGTTCGAAGGTTGTTCATTATCCTTGAAAAAGCAATCAGTCGTGCCGCTCGTTTCTCTTTATTTGAATTCAATGACCAATTTACAAGAGCTCAATTTGTAAATCTAGTTGAACCATATCTAAGAGACATTCAAGGTCGTAGAGGTATTACAGATTACCGTGTAGTTTGTGACGAATCAAATAACACAGGTGAAGTAATTGACCGAAACGAGTTTGTTGGCGACATTTATATCAAACCTGCTCGTTCAATTAACTTTATTCAACTTAACTTTGTTGCCGTAAGAACAGGTGTATCGTTCAACGAAGTGGTTGGACAGTTCTAATAAATAGAGAAGACAGGAGAAAAAAATGGCATTTAATGTAAATGAATTTAGAAGTCAAATGATTGGAGACGGTGCTCGTCCTAATCTGTTTGAAGTTTCTATGCCTTTCCCTGCGTTCTCATCACCTGAAAACGCACAAACAAAACTTACATTCATGTGTAAAACTGCACAACTACCAGGCGCTACGCTTGGTGTTGTACCAGTTCAATACTTTGGTCGTGAATTAAAGTTTGTAGGTAATAGAACTTTCGCAGACTGGACAATTTCAGTCATTAACGATGAGGACTTTGTTGTTCGTAACGCCTTCGAAAGATGGATGAACGGCATCAACAGCCACAATCTTAATGTAAGAAATCCAGTGGCACTTTCACCAGGCGGTTATACCGTTGATGGTGAAGTAACTCAATATGGAAAAGCAGGCGACAGTCTTAAGAGATATAAGTTTGTTGGCTTGTTTCCTTCTGATATTACTCCTATTGATGTAGATTGGGGTGCAAATGACACAATGGAAGAATTTGCAGTTACCTTATCATATCAATGGTGGGAATCAATCGAAGACGGTGTTGTGTAATAGAGTGGGGTATTTTCCCCACTTTATTTTTTTTATAGGATGATAAATTATTATGGCGATTAAACTATTCGGATTCACTCTAGGCAAAAAGGATGTTGTAGATCAACAACCTCCTAACCAGCCTTCTTTTACTCTTCCAAATGAGGCAATGGATGACGGTGCAGTTACCGTTACTCAAAACGCTTATTACGGTACCTATGTTGATTTAGAAGGCTCAGTTCGTAATGAAATTGAGCTTATCACCAGATATCGTGAAATGGCAAATCACCCCGAACTTGAACAGGCAATTGATGATATTGTTAATGAATCTATCACACATGATGAAACGGGCAAGAGTGTTGATATTCGATTAGATAATCTTCAACAACCAGAAACAATTAAAAGAAAAATCAGAGATGAGTTTAATAATGTTTTGAGAATGTTAAACTTTAATAATCTAGCTGATGATTTATTTAAAAGATGGTATATTGATGGTCGTATTTACTATCATGTTGTTGTGGACGAATCAAGACCAAAAGATGGTATTAAAGAATTAAGATACATTGACCCACGCAAAATAAGAAAAGTCCGTGAAGTCAAAAAAGAAAAAGACCCTAAAACTGGTGCATTAATCATCAAGTCTATTGGTGAATATTATGTCTATAATGAAAGAGGACAAACAACACAGTCTTATGGAACAAGTTTAAATCAAGGTTTAAGAATTGCACCAGAATCAATTATTAATATTAATTCTGGATTAATGGATGCTAAAAATACTTTTGTTATTTCTTATTTACACAAAGCAATTAAACCTTTGAATCAATTAAGAATGATTGAGGATGCTGTTGTTATTTACAGATTATCAAGAGCTCCAGAAAGACGAATATTTTACATTGATGTTGGTAACTTACCAAAAGGTAAAGCTGAACAATACTTAAGAGATGTTATGGTCAAATACCGTAACAAGATGGTATATGATGCTTCTACTGGTGAGTTAAGAGATGATAGAAAACATATGTCAATGTTAGAAGACTTTTGGTTACCAAGACGAGAAGGTGGTAAAGGTACCGAAATTACTACATTACCTGCTGGCCAAAACCTTGGTGAATTAGAAGATGTAAAATATTTTAGAAATAAACTTTTACAATCATTGAATGTTCCTTTGTCTCGTTTAGAACCACAACAAGGTGGTATGATAGGTTTAGGTCGTTCAACAGAAGTTACAAGAGATGAAGTTAAATTTGGTAAATTTATTACAAGACTAAGAAATAAGTTTTCACAAGTATTTGATAGCGCTTTAAAAATTCAACTTGTATTGAAAGGCATTTGTTCTTTAGAAGAATGGCAAGATTTTCAGGAACAAATTTATTATGATTATTTAAAAGATAATAACTTTACGGAGTTAAAGGAAGCAGAACTTCTTAGAGAAAGAATAGGTCTTCTTAACATAGTTGACCCATATATTGGTCGTTATTATTCAACTAATTGGGTTAAGAAAAATGTTCTTCAAATGTCTAATGAAGAAGTTGACCAAATGGAAAAAGAAATTGAAGAAGAACAGGAAGCTGGTGTTCAGTTTGGCCAAAGCGAAGCTGATCCTAATCAATTTCCACCAGAAGACAACACAAAAGATAACGACCAAACAGAATCAGAAACACCAGAACTTGATGCTGATGTAATTAAGTTTGGTGGTATAAATAGAAACTAGGAGAAATATTATGGTAGATGTAGTTGATGTAGTAAATCAAATAGCAGCGGCTCAAAGCTCAGATGCTAAAGATAGTTTACATAACCTTTTATCACAAAAGGCTATGGAAGCTTTAGATGGTAAAAAACAAGAAATTGCTAAAAATTTATTTTCTAATGGTGAAACTCCACCAGTAGCAGATGATGATGGCAATATTGATGTGGAAGTTCAAGACACAGCTGACACTCCGGTTGAAGAGCCGGAAACAAATGTAGAAGTTGAAGAGCAACCAGAAGAAGAACAAGAACAAGAATGAAACAATTAAACGAATTTAGGGACATCGAAGAACTTTTATCTGAACAAGAAATAGATATCAAAAAATTTGATATTCTTGTCAGAGCTGGGTTAGCAGATAAAACAAAGATTCAAAGACTTCATCGTATTTTAGATAAGATGAAAGAAGAGCGTCCTGTGTTTAATCCAACAGAAAGACGATTGTTACAAGATTTGTTTAATAAAATGGTTGGTCTTTTAACGGACAATCCACAATTATTCCAAAGAACACGCCGTGCGGTAAGAGAAGAATCGGAAGATATTACAACTGAACCCATTATTGAAGACAGGAAAGAAAAAACAGGACCAAATGACCCACCATTTGTTTTAATTTTAAAAAGAAAATCTTTTAGACCTTATCCAAACGGTATGAAAGTAGCATTATATCACAGCGCTAAACTTGATAGATACTTTACTGTTCCTTATAGTGCAAAAGGATTTGAAACTCCTATTCAAGCTGAAAGCACAAATGACATAAATAGTGAAGTAGTTCAGGAAAGCGTAATGGACCAATTACATTCTATCGTTGCAAACAAGCAAGCGAAGAGTGTAAAGTTTGGTAATGGTCAAACTAGAAAAGTGGATCATTATACAGCTTCAGCTATGACAAATGTTCATAAGGCTCTTAAACCTGAAAACGCTAAAAAATATGCTGACCTTGTTCATAAAAGTCCAGAACACTTTATGAAAGGTTCAGATTTTGCATTTAAGGCTCATAGTAAAAAATGAGCATAATTGATTCTTTAATAGAGAATAAGTTAGACGAAGTAAAAGAAAAGATTAGAGCTCGTCTAAATGAGCTGACTGCAAAATACATTGAAGAAGCTAAAAAATATATTGCGGCTGATTCATTTGATTTAGAAGAAGCTTATAAACGCAACCCTAACATTATTCGTATGGGTCGTGTTAAAAAGATTCGTAGAAGAATACGAAGAAATGCAAAAGGTAGAATCACTGTTCAAAAAAACAGAAGGCGTTCTGCCATTAAAGGGTATCGTATTTCGGGTAATACTGTAAGACGGATACCGGCTACAACAAGATTAAGAAAGGCTCGTTTATTAAAACGGTCTTGGAAAACAACAAGAAGAGCGAAACTACGCCGTTCTCTAATTAAAAGAAGAATGTCGATGCGTAGAAGAAGTTCATTAGGATTAAAGTAAAATGGCATGGGTTACGGTTCCAGGTTCTGATGGTGTTTGGGAGTATGAAAATACTGCTACATCATCTGACACATATCCTGATGCTAACGGTACATATTCGGGCGGAGTAAGAAGTTTCACAAGACCGAATGGCGTAACAGAAGAGATTTATGCTAGATGTAGGAAAGCCGGCGAAACAATTGAGCGTGGCGAACTTTCTAAAACCTACTATGATGCACAATAGATTTAAGGGAAAGAAACATGAAACTCATAACAGAAACTATTGAAAATGTAAAAGTTCTTACCGAAGAAAAAAACGGTAAGAAAAAACTATACATTGAAGGTACATTTTTGGTTGGCGATACAGTTAATCGTAACAACAGAATGTATAAAATGGATACTCTCAGAAATGAGGTTGATAGATATAACGAAGAGTATATTAAAACGAATCGTGCTCTTGGTGAGTTAGGTCATCCTGATACACCAACAATCAACCTTGAAAGAGTTTCCCATAAAATTGTTTCTTTGAGTGAAGATGGAAATACATTTTATGGTAAAGCTCAAATTTTAGAAACACCTTATGGTGATATCGTTAAGAATTTTTTAGAAAACGATGTTAGCATTGGAGTTTCTTCAAGAGCTTTAGGTTCGGTCGTTCAAACAAAAGAAGGTTATAATTTGGTGCAAGACGATTTAAAACTTGCTACGGCGGCTGATATTGTTGCGGATCCGTCCGCACCTGGTGCTTTCGTTAATGGCATCATGGAAAATAAAGAATGGATGTTCGTTAAAGGGTCTTGGGTAGAACAAGACTTTGACCATGCCAAGAAAGCAATCAGAAAAGCATCAGCCAGAGAAATCGAAGCGGTTGCTTTGAAATTATTTGAAAATTATATTCGAAAACTTTAATTTTATAAATATAAGATAAAACATAAGGAGAATCCTAATGGCAACAAATAAACTTATGGAAGCCGCTGCTGATATTCTTGCAACTAGCAAGTCTAACGCACCAGCTATGCCTCCACAAAAGTTACCAGGTGAGGTTCAAGATTTAGGTGGTCCAACCAATACTAATTCTAAACCACTTGATGATTCAAATAAATTGAAGCTTCAAACACCTGATAATTCAGCAAAGAACAAAGCGTCTATTGCTGCTAAGCCATCTGCTGCTTCCGCTAAAATGGAAGATGCAGAAGTTGAAGCACAAGAAGACGAATTCATCGAAGAAGAAAACTTAGAAGAAACACAAGAAGTTGAAGCTAATTCTGTTGATGAAGAAGAAACAGAAGAAGAAATCAAAGAAGCTTGGAAGAAAAAAATGAAAGAAGACATCGACAATATGTTTGCTGACGATGAAACTATTTCAGAAGAATTCAAATCTAAAGCTACTACAATCTTCGAAACTCGTGTTCATGACCGTGTAACTCAAATCCAAGAACAAATGGAGGCTGAATATGCTGGTCAATTAGAAGAAGCTATCGATACAATTAAGAATGACCTAACTCAAAAAGTTGATGATTACCTTTCATATGTTGTTGAACAATGGATGGAAGATAATGAAATTGCTATTGAATCAGGTTTGCGTTCTGAATTAACAGAAGAGTTTATCGCAGGTATGAGAACATTGTTCACTGAACATTATATTGATGTTCCTGCCGAAAAAGTTGATTTGGTTGATGAGTTAGCTACTAAAGTTGAAGAACTTGAAAGCAAACTCAACGAAGAAATCGAGCGTGGTGTTGAATACAAAAAAGAACTTGTTGAATCACGCAAAAATGAAATTACTCGTGTTGTAACAGACGGTCTTACAGAAACTCAAGTTGAAAAAATTAAATCACTTGCAGAAAGTGTTGAATTCTCCACAGAGGACGAATACAAATCCAAACTTGAAACAATCCGTGAGAACTATTTCCCATCAGGTGTTAAAAAAGCTGATGAAGAACAACTTCACGAAAATGTAGAAGATGAGACAACAGAAGACAAGAAGATTTCTGATCCTTTTGTAGCTGCTGTTTCTCAAGCAATTAGTAAAACAAAGAAATAATTTAGGAGAACAATATGTATTTGTCCGAACAATTACAAACTAAATGGGCAGGCGTGCTAGACCATCCTGATTTAGCCCCTATTCAAGACCCATATAAAAAGGCTGTTACAGCTGTTGTTCTTGAAAACCAAGCTTTAGAAATGAGCAAATCTAACGAAGTGCTTTCTGAAGCTGTACCAACTAACGCAGCTTCGGCTGGTTTAGGTTCAGGTGGTGCTGCTGGTTTTTCAGGTTCTGCTGCTGCTACAGGTCCAGTTGCTGGTTTTGATCCGATTCTAATTTCATTAGTTCGCCGTTCATTACCAAACTTAATCGCATACGATGTTGCTGGTGTTCAACCAATGACAGGTCCTACAGGCCTTATTTTTGCTATGCGTTCATTATACGAAGGTCAATCAGGTCCTGAAGCTTTCTATAACGAAGCTAATACAGGTCATTCTGGTTTAGGTACTGCACAATCAGACATCGCTGTTGGTGCTGCTGCTGCTAACACCTTTGTAGGTAACGCAGCTGCTGTTGGTGCTATGTCAACCGCTAAAGCAGAAGCTTTAGGTGACAGTTCTAACACATTCCAAGAAATGGCATTCTCAATTGAGAAAGTAACTGTTACTGCTAAAACTCGTGCATTAAAAGCAGAATACTCAATTGAATTAGCACAAGACCTTAAAGCTGTTCATGGTCTTGACGCTGAAACAGAATTAGCAAATATTCTTTCAACAGAAATTCTTGCTGAAATCAACCGTGAAGTTGTTAGAACAATCTACTCTGTTGCTAAAACAGGTTGTCAGACTGGTACAACAGCTGGTGGTCAGTTCGATTTAGATACTGATTCAAACGGTCGCTGGATGGTTGAAAAAATTAAAGGTCTTGCTTTCCAACTCGAAAGAGAAGCAAATGCGATTGCAAAATTAACTCGTAGAGGAAAAGGTAACATCGTTATCTGTTCATCAGATGTTGCTTCTGCTCTTGCAATGGCAGGTCTTTTAGACTACAACCCAGCACTACAAGCACAAACTAACTTAACAGTTGATGATACAGGCAATACATTTGCAGGTACATTATTTGGTCGCATTAAAGTGTATGTTGATCCATACGCTCCAGTAAATGCTTCTAAAGAATTTGCTGTTGTTGGTTATAAAGGTTCTAACGCTTATGACGCTGGTCTGTTCTACTGCCCATATGTTCCATTACAAATGGTTCGTGCAGTTGATACAGGTACTTTCCAACCAAAAATTGGCTTCAAAACCCGTTACGGTTTAGTTGCTAACCCATTTGCAGAAGGTACTAACCAAGGCGAAGGCGCATTAAATGTGTTATCTAACAACTACTATCGTGCATTTAAAGTTGCTAACTTAATGTAATATAGTTTGTTAGTCTAACTAACTTAAAGAGAGGCACTTCGGTGCCTCTTTTTTTATCTACGGCTTATAGTAGCATAAATACACCATAACATTTATGGAAATAATACATGGCAGTTACAGATAGAAATCCGAGTAATCCTAATTTTTTACAACCCAATAAGTATATACTGAATTTTGGTAGATTGCCAAACATTCAATACTTTTGTCAATCTGTTTCCGTTCCAGGCATTTCTATGTCAGAAACTCCACAATTTACACCGTTTGTAGATTTGTTTGCGCCTGGTGATAAAGCCATTTACGATTTATTGAATGTTACTTTTTTGCT